ATATAACAAAAAATGTAAATTCAATTTTTGTTATATATAAAATTTATTTTTATACAATTTTATTGAGAACTATTTGGATTATAATAAGGTTTGCTACGAATACTTTCTCTTGCAGTAGCATCTTCTATTACTGGAACAACTGATATATCACAAATAGGTGCCCAGTTTAACATCCAAGAATTAAGTTTACTAGCATCACTACATTCTGCAATACATACACCACTTGAACCACTTAAATGATGCCATCTTCCAACAATTCTAATATCTTCTCCTGCATCTTTTAAATCATCCTCTGGAGACATTTTCCCAAACGAATTCCAACACGCTATGCGATTTCCACTTGATACAACCCAATTAATCTGGAATAACATTTTATAAATAAACTATTTGATATTCTTTAAATAGTTTTAAATCTAACTGTTATATTTGTATCTGATTTAAAAAGGTTTATAATCTATATGTCCATTTTCTATTTCCCTTTACACCTGTACATATCATATTTTTTTGAGGTCCACAAGTCATATTTGGAATATCACATTGTTGATCTTTTGTGCAATATGATATACTATTTGTATGGAAACTTCCGTTACATTTTGAATGTTTCATTAAATCTGGATTCGAATCACAGCATTTTCCAATTCTTTTCCATATACTTTTATAACCTTGAGGATTTGTTCTTATATTTGATATATTTGATAGAACATAGTTTTTTTCTGATTCTTTATCTATACATTGTTTCATATTTCTAATTCTCCTTAATTGATTATTAACTTTTGTTTCTTCACCTGGTTGTAATTTACCTCTAAAATAATTATCTAATCCAGTTTCAGTAACAGTATTACCAGTATTCGGATCCACATACGTCCATTTATTTTTTTCAATTGCATCATTATATACTTCTCTCCATCCTTCCCATCCACCTTCGTAATCTACATCAGGTCTTGCTAGAACTGGTGTATTAATTTGTGTATCTTTATTTACATCAATAATCATTTTTCCTCCAAGTGTATTACAACAACCCCATTCACCTGCACACCAATTTCTATGTGGCCACCATCCATTTTTTTCTATTGAATATCCACCATCTTGATTTGCACAATTAAATCTTGTTGCAGATATATTTTCAGTTCCTTTAATACATTTTGTTTTTCCTACACCTTTAGTATAATCGTTTCCAGTACAAGGTTTACAATTTCTCTGACCTTCACGATCTTGAGATGTATTTTTTGGACATACTTCACATTGTGTTCCATCATTATTACTTTTTGTTCCTGGAGGACATATTTCTTTTTGTCCATTATTACATTTATAACCCGGTGGACAATCGGCACATTCAACACCAGATGTAATACCAGGTTTACCTTTTGAGTAATATCCAGGTCGACAATTAATGCCATTTGCTATTTGTGTTCCTCTCAAACATACTTTATTAGAATCCTGACACGGAATACATTGTATTCTTGATGTCGCGCCGTTCTGATTTTGATATGTTCCTACTGGACATTGCTTACATTGAGTTTGTCCTAATAAATCTTGATATTCGCCACGAATACATTGTGTTGGATTAATAGTTCCGTGTATTTCACATTTTGTTCCTTTTGGACATTTTTCACATATATTCATTCCATCTTTTTTATATGTTCCTGGTTTACAAAATTTACATATTGTTCCAACTGCTTCTTTTCCAACAGAACAACTTGATGGTTCTGTCATTCCAGTTGTGGAACATACTTTTCCTGGTGGACAACTAGTACACGATGTTCTTCTACTACTTCTTTGATATGTTCCTATTGGACACGGAATACATTGGTTTCCAACTTGTTTCGTTCCAGCACGACATTCTGTTGGATTTATTGTTTTTATTCTAGGACATATGCTTCCTGAAGGACAGGGTATACAACGACTTTGTCCTTCCTCAATTTGATATGTTCCTACTGGACACGATTTACAAGTAGTTTGACCAACCTGGTCTTGATATGTTCCTGCAGAACAAGCTGTAAATGACGAACCTTTAACTCTATTTTGTTGAAATTGTTCTATCCCTAATGCCATTCTATTTTTTTGACAAGATAAAACGATTATAATACATATAATCAAAAATAATACTACACCTACAATATTATTCATATAACTAATATAAATTAATATTTTCTTTTTTAGAAGATTTATTAAAATTAAACATTTAATTGTAATAAAATTGTAATAAATTATAATAAAATTGTAATAAATTATAATAAAATTGTAATAAATTGTAATAAAATTGTAAAATTTTGATTTATTTTGTATAGTTATTTTGTATCGTTATTTTACTTATAATTTACATTTTCCTCCCGATGGACAAGTTACACATCTTGATGAATCTTTATTTGGTTTTGTTCCTTGTGGACAAGCTACACAATCATTATTAACTATTATATTACCTTTTGGACATGATTCACAATCAGTTAAACCATAACTATTTGCCTTTCCAATACAACGTTTGCAATATGATTTTCCTGCTTCATCTTGGAACGTTCCTGGTCTACATTGAATACAATTTATATTTCCGATTCTTGCTCCAGACTGAGGTTCCGGTGAAAATGAACCTGCTTGGCAAGTATTTTGTGTTGTCATACCATTACTGTTACAATATTTACCTCCACGACATAATTTACACGATTTTTGTTCAACTTGATTTTGATATGTTCCTGGACTACATAATTCTTGATTAGTCATTCCTTTACGAGGACATTTATACCCCTTTGAACATCTAACACAGTTTCCATCACCTATATTTCCTTTATATAGTCCTGCATTACATTTATTACACGCAGGTGTTTTTCTATGTCTTTGTTCTGGGATTGGTTGAATATCATTAATCCAATCAGTATGACCTGCATTACATCTACATTTGCATTCACTTCCACTAACATCTCCATTAGGTAACGCACATCCTACTTCACCACTGTCGTTTTGTAGACTTCTATTTCCACTACAATTTTTTGTAGTAACCTTGCAACCACCTACTCGATTAGGTTGGAGACAATAATCTGGTTTAAGATTTTTGTCCCCTTTTTTCATTTTACATTCATTATCGTTGTGATTCCATACTCTTGCTGATAATCCTACTTCTTTGCTTATTTTACGATTACATTGTTGTGTTCTTTGTTTTTCTATTTGTACTGGTGTATGAGGAGTGACCGCATCTAGTATTAAATTTTGAAAAGGTTCGACTCTGAAACCGTCTGGATTTTGTGCGGATGGATGTGCTAAAGCGTCAGGACTATATCCATTTAATTTATGCCAACATGGAGCATTTGCACAAAGAGTAACATTTGGGTTAGAAATGGTAAACGATGTATTTCTACATTCAAATTCATAATTTACAGAGGGATGTGTTACCCCATCAACACCCCATAATGTTCCTTTAGGACCACAAGTATCTCCAGGTTTAACACAATTCCAATGATCTCCTGGTATTCCCCATAAACGTGCAATTTTCCCCCTTGAACATTCGGTAGATTCTTTTAAACTACTACTCGATGTATCAGTTAAATCTGTTGAATAGTAGTTTAATTGTTCTGGAGTATAATTTGATGTATCATAATCTAAATGATGACTATCCGAATGTTCTTTGGTAGATAAATTTTTTGAACTATAGGGATATGCAGAAGATTTTTTACTATTTTCACCTTCCCATATATACATTCTAGAACCTCCATTATTTTGTCCAGTTATATTACCATCTATAGTTCTTCCTGACATATTTGCTCGTGTTTGATCTTTTCCAGCATAACACCCATTTTGTCTTTCTTGTTCATTTCCTGGTTGTAATCTAACATTTGGTGGAATATTATTATTATTATCATCGAGCCAGGATTGTATTCCCGAAACATTAGATAAAGTATTTTCAAATGCAATAACTGGTTGAGAATTCCCTCTATTTCTATCATTTGATGCAACGCAATGAATTATTGTTGATTTATTATCCTCCTTTCCTTCCCACCAATCAAGTTGTGTCCATCCTCTTAAAACAGAATCTTTACAGTTGTGTGTTGGTTGAAGTCCGAATGGTTTGCAAGGTTTTGGTTCTGATAAAACTCCCGCTTGTCCTTGAACACCAACTGGTCCTTCTCTACCGGTTACCGTTCCGTTTTCACCTTTATCTCCTGTTTGTCCGACTGGACCTCGTTGACCAACTCCTCCCCATGGTCCCTTTAACCCTACCCATCCAATTCTTGAATATCTGTATTTATTATATGAAATTAACACGATAGCAAAAATTATACACATAATTACCATTAAAAATGATGGAATTATAGCATTACTCATTATAACTAATATAGATTAATATTTTCTTTTAATTATAATTTTTAATAATAATTAATGCTAAATTTATAAATAAAACCAATATTTGATATTATTTGATTTTTAGATTTTTCCAAATTCTTCATTTTTGAAACTTTATGGATGGTGTACTTCTAATGCAGAAACTCGAGTTCCAAGATCATCGCATACGGAACACTCACCATCATTTCCGTGATTTCCTTGTGGTCCTTGTGGACCTTGAATTCCTTGTGGTCCTTTTATCTTATCAATACTGTAGTAATGTTTAATTAAAATATATGCAATAATCGTATTTATTAATAAACTTGCAATAAAAAATACAAATCCATCTTCCATTTTTACTATATATTTAACAAATATTTGTTTCATAAACTTTTTGAATGATTTATTCCTTTATTTATTATATTTATTTTGGATTTAGGTATATTTATTCCAAATTTATGTTTATCATTCAATACAAGAATTTTGTATTTAAAATCATCGCGTATCATTCGACATTTAAAACAGTAACACATTGAACTATATAGATGATTCGAAATATTAGGGTAATTTTTAATATTCATAATTTTTTTATAATAATTTAATTTTTTTATATATTCCCTCCTAATATCATCTGCATTTTTTATACTAATTAAATTTTTATACATATCCAATAATCCAAGTATTTAATATATAAAAATATAAAAATTTTAAATAATAAACTTATATTACCATATTATGGTGTGTTTATTATTTTTAATAAATATTTCAATTTATATGTATTAATTTAAGGTTTTATATTTTACATTTTATATTTTACATTTTACATTGGAACTACTTGAACTAAATCAATCCAAGTTATACCTTTGGATATGTTATAACCTATAGGACCATTATTACCACTTCCAATGAAAGAATATCTTTTCCAATCGTCCGTTAAAATATGTTCTTCTGATATGTTGGGTGTTGTACCTTCAAATATTATTGATATACTTGGATATATATTTGTTTTATAATTTTTTATTGATTTCCCCCAAAAACTAATTTCATATGTTGTATTCGAGTATAATTTAAAATCACATAAATCTTGGGGTGTTTCAGGATTACATAATGAATAAATAACGTGTGCATAATCGTCCGCGATTATGTTTCTTAATGAATGAAATTCATGAACTGATGTTCTCGAATCTATTTTAATACTTGAACCATAATTATTTTCCCATACAATTGATACGCCATTAGGTATACCTACATTATATGTATTTTCAAACGAAGGATTAGCAACATAATTCATAAAATCTATCATTCTGGTCTTTTCTTGTGTATGATTTACCGATTTTAATATTCGGTATACAACTGTTCCATAACCTGGTATCATATCATAAATTGTATCAAACGAATGTTTCTGTAATATTCTATTATCAAATATACTTGTTATAGTATCTGAATTATCTAATTCATCCATTTTTATTAGTAATGATGTTGGTGAATTAACTATATTAGCACACATAACAATTATATATTTTCCCATATTATATTCATATTCCCATCCTGAACATTCTACAGTTTTTGGTATATTAAAAATATTAAATTGTGTTCCATCGACTAATGCTGGTGTTAATTCTTGCATCTCTAGAGCAACTCGTCGACATTCATCCCAAGAAATTTCAGATACTGGATATCTAAATCCTCGCGCGAAATATTGTAATCCTTTTGCACCATGAATTACTGCTAGATAACTCATTACACGTTCTTCTTGTGGAGTAGGAGTTCTTTCACATCCACCATCATCACCACCAAATGCCATCGGCGTTATCATAAATGGTTGTCCAAGAGCACTTAAAGTTTCTGCTTGAGATGATACTGTTGTTATAGGACTAACTGCATCAGATAAGTTTCCACAAGGATATGGATCAGATATACTAAAATCGGACGCATTAACATAATATTTCATTGCATTCGGATTATTTACTAAGATACTAATTGGATGAATTTTATCAAGGGACTTTATAATCTTATATGTATCTTCCATATTTTCCGGAGGAATACAAAATGGTGGGTCACTTTTTCCACAATCGACTTCATCTGATATATAATATGCGAATAGTGATGGGTGATTCTTTACAGCATTAATCATTTCAGTTATATTTTTGGTTTTTTCAGGACTTGGAGGTAATCCAGAAACTATATACATTGAAAAATGAACTCCGACATCTATTTCAAAACATCGATCCATATATCGTATATTCCAATCTAATGGATTTGTATCCCAATAAGGACAAACTAGATTACTTCCAAAGGAACTTTCCATATCAATGAGTTTTTGATTTGATGTTTCATCATAATTATATACGAATTCTCCGATTGGGTAATAAGGTAATCCGTGTTGTGTAAATCTTGATTCTGTTTCTTTTATAATTAAAAATAAAAATAATACTTGAATCATATTTAACAAACCAAACGATTTACTTTTTCCATAATACATTTTTTTATTATATACATAATTAGTTTTAAATTCTTTTATAAATTTATTTTCTCTTTCTCCAATATCGTTTTTTCTGTTTTGTTTCTACAACTTTTTGTGGAGATTCATTATTTTCGTCTGAATCATTGTTATTGCTATTGCTATTGCTAATTTCAGATTTGATATTATTATCAGTACTATTTTGTTCGGAACAATTGGTATTGCTACTAGTTTCTTCATTTAATTCTTCATTTAATTCTTCAATTAATTGTTCATTTAATTGTTCATTTAATTCTTCATTTAATTCTTCATTTAATTCTTCATTTAATTGTTCATTTTTTTGTTCATTCAATTCTTCATTTTTTTGTTCATTTACTTTACATTCTATATCTGCATCTGAACATATTCGTATTATATTATCAAGTGATGTAACTGAAAAAATCCATCCATATAAAACCTTATTCCATTTTCCTTTCATACCTTTGAATACGATTGATAGTGCTTTTGTTCCAGGACCTCGAATAAGTAATCCTTTTTTATAGTAATCAACTGTGATGTGATTATCAACTTTTTCATCGTCAATTTCATTTCTGAATGCATATTTCATATATTTATCTCTTAACTCATCAGAATCTAGATTTAAATCATCTCCGATAGCACGTAATACACGCATTACAGAATTTGTAATTTGTTTCATATCGGTGGATTTAACTTTCATATTATTAATCAATTAATTGTATTTTTAAATTATTTTTTTGATTAATTGTATTTTTAAATTATTTTTTTGATTAATTGTATTTTTAAATTATTTTGATTAATTTTATTTATAAACAAAATATTGGAAAAAACATTTGCTATAATTAATACAATGGACGTAATATTAATTACAATTGGAATTATTGCAAATATATTAATATTTTATTTTGTAATGAAGAATTTATATACTAAAAACAGACTAAAAGGGGCATATGGAATGCAAGGAAAACAAGGAGATATCGGTCCAGAAGGTTTAAGAGGTCCAAAAGGTCCTGGCGGTCCACAAGGTCCACGTGGAAATGATGGTCCACAAGGACCACAAGGTCAACAAGGTAAATATGGTGAACGTATTTATTGTTCCTCAATTGATTGTAATGATAAGAGAATAATTCGTCGTGATCCAGATGATCCAAATAGTGAACAAATTTGGCCTTCTCGAGATTGTAGAAAATCATTATATACAGATAGTATTACTGATACTACTACAAATGGTTGGTGTGGTAGAAACTGGGTTTGGGAAAAAAATACAGTTGCAAGTTGTAATAATAATTCAACACAAAATGGATGGTACGGAAATGTTTGGGATGATGGTTCTGTGAGTGAAGAGAATAATCAGACATATAAATGGAGTACTGTAGTACAAACTAATTTGAAAAAGGAAGAATTAGGTACTCATTTTGCACCATCGACTGCGGATTGTAATTCTATTGTTGATGAAAGAAGTGGTAATTGTCCTACTGTATCTAGAAATTCAAAATGTCGTGATTTAACTACTAAAAGTGTTCACCCTGCAGAAGGTTCTTGTAGAAATGAAACCCGTGAAAAATTAAATAATAATGCACTAATGTTTTGCTGTGGTCAAGATGGACAAGATATTGAAGACAATCGTGGTTCTGCTTGTTTGGTAACCGGAAAAACAAATGGAAATTATACACATTCTGTTGATAGATATAATAAATGTACAAACGGACCAATCAAAGTTAGAGACACAAATAATAAAATTTATAGAAATGCTTCACAACCAGCAGTACAAGGTGGTGATGTAACTCACGAAAATGTACGTTCCTGGTGCATTGGAAAATGGGGTTGTTGTGATGCTATGGGAGGTAAAAAAAGATACCAAAATGAAAATTGGCGTCAATCATATTGCAGAAATTTACATAGTGGATTTATAGAAAAAGATTCTATAACAACAAGAGAAATAGACCGTTTAAAAGAATTAGGTCAATTTGACGGTAATCCACCAGTACCTTACAATAGAGAAACAGATACTTCTATAAGAGGTCCATATAATAATTTCAATTGTGTAGATGTTAAATGGAAAAAAATATGGTTAGGAGATCCAAAAATGAATTGTTCAAATGGAAAATGTCAACCACTTAAAACAAAAACATATTCAGATGACGGTTCTAATAAATTGGGTCAGGAATATAGATGGGAAGCAATACCCGTTGATAGAATATCGACTATGTCGTATACTGAATGTTCTAGAAAAAAAAACAGAAGAGTTCCAGGTTGTGTAATGAAAACATTACCAAAAACATATATAAAATGTTGCAAAATGAATACTAATGGAAAATGTATTGGAGGACCTATAGATTGTTCTGGTTTTGCCGAAAATTCAAGAGTAAAAATAAGACAATAAGACAATAAGATAATACGACAATAAGATAATAAGATAATAAGACAATAAGATAATACGACAATAAGACAATAAGACAATAAATAAATAAATAAATAAATTAATATATGAAATGAGAAAATTATATTAATTTAAAGATATTCAATGAATAATAATTAGAACTTATAATATGAATTCATATATAAATAAATTTTTGGATATTGGTAAAAATTTAGCATTCTTTATATTAAGTTTTGTTGTAATTCATTCAGTTTTTTGGTTATCAAGTATTATTTTTTATAGTTGGTGTGTTCCAACTGGATTTATTGGTTATTTTAAATCAATGATTAGTCATGGTAGTGTTGTATGTGAAGTTTTTTATAATATAGCAATGTTTGCAAAAGCATCCATTAGAAATATGATAGTATCACTTCTCGCTGGGGTAATGACATTATCTTGGGGATGGAATTCATTTAACAACGAAGTAAACAATCAAAGGAATAATGGAATTCATCGAGAAATGAACGAATTAATTAATGGACGAAATGTACGGAATGGTCGTAATAATGTAGATAATGAAGTTATAGATTAAATATTAATTTTATTTTTTTCCGAAATTATTGAACATAAATGAATAAATGATTTCATATCTATATTACTTTTCATTTTACTAACTATTTTACCTATTAGTATTATATTTTCTTTTGCATATCCTTTATTTTTATCTATTCTATCTATACATATATTGTATCGACTTTCATAACTATTTTCTGTAAGTTGTGGTCCATTATAGTAAGATAGTAATTCTCCTGTTAAAGCACATTTTTTATCTTGTTTTAAATATAATTCTAATACATCTTCATTTGTAATATAATTTTCCTTCGTAATAGTTGAATTCTTTTCATTTTTAATTTTGTTCAACATTTTAGTAATATATCCATTTAATTTAGATTGTGATTCATATATTTTTTCTTTATGACATTCTATACAATAACTTTGTAACCCTGTAGAAGAACTTTTATCAGTATAGTAATCACTTATATTTTTAAATTTAGAACATTTGGCACATTTCATTATACCTTTTTTAGGTCTTTCATAACTGTATTCTTTACGATTTTTTGAACGACAACATTTACAATGTGAATGTCGTCCATATTCGCCTCTTTTAAGTTTATGGAATTCATCAATTGATTTTAATATATTACATAATGAACAAGTTTTTTCTAGATTCATTAAGTATAGTTTATATTACTTATATTAAATATAAACTAATTATTTTATATTTAATATAAACTACTTATTTTATTAAATAGTTTCATCTTTAAAATGATAATTTTAATATAATTGATTTAAAATTATATAAATTAGATAGATACAATGGTTTACATCTATACACTGAAATTACAAGAGGGAAAATATTACATTGGAAAAACACATAATCCACAATTTAGGTTAGATTGTCATTTTAATTTAAATGGTTCTAAATGGACTAAAAAATATAAACCATTAAAAGTAATAGAACTTAAAAATAATTGTGATGATTATGATGAAGATAAAATTACAATGCAATATATGGATAAATATGGTATAAATAATGTTCGTGGAGGTTCCTTTGTTTCTTTTAAATTAAAGAAATCGTCAATAGATACCTTGAAACAAATGAGTAATGGAAGAAATAATAATTGTTTTATTTGTGGGAAAAAAGATCATTTTGCTAAAGATTGTGAGCAAAATAACTATTATGAAACAGATAGTAGCGATAGTGAGATAGATAGTAGCGATAGCGACAAGAATAATGACGATAGTGAATTTGTATTTATAAAGAATGATAAAAAATACAAAATATGGTGTTGTGAATATTGTGGCAAAGAAATTGACAATAACAGAGGAGATTATTTATTTCATGGAATTTTTTGTAGTAAAAAAAATATAAAAAATAAAAAAACAAAAAAATATGATTATAAAAGCATTGATTACAATCATTCAAATTGTTTTCGTTGTGGAAGAAAGGGACATTACTCTTCCTCATGTTATGCTTCAAAACATATTAAAGGATATTATTTAGATTAATTAAGTTTTAAATTTTTAATAAAGTAATAAATTTATGTTGTTATAAGTTCCTCTGGAGGAATATAGTTTTTTTCTTGTTCATTTATGGGTTCATTTATGGGTTCATTTATGGGTTCATTTATTTGTTCTTTTTCTATTGAATTATCTACTATATTTGTTACTATATGTTCTACCGCGTTAGTGGATGAATTTATCATTTCATCTGATAATGATAATGGTGGAGGACTCAATATATTACTATTGTTTACTTGTTTAACATACTTATTTTCATTATCTGAATCTATATTTTGTTGCCTATATTCATTAAATATATATAATAATCCATTTGCAATAATAAATAATGATATAATTAATGACGGGAATGACAAACCTAAACCGAGAGTTCCTGCAATAATATAAAATATTGCAAATCTTTTATTGCTATTAAGCATAATTGTTAAATCAATCTGTGTACATAAACCATATGCAGCAAAAGGTAATATATATATAGATAGTATAAAATTAGATAATATACGATTTTCTGCAAAATATACAATACCTAATACACTATTCGTTAATAACCCTAATCCTGAAAATACAGTAATATAAAATAGAAATATTTCAAATTTATTTGTCATTTAATTATTTATTCGGGGTTTATGCTTTATATAATGCTAATATTCAAAAATTTATCAGAAGTCAAACTAATATGGTTTCCAACTGATATGAAAACCGTTATTTAAACCAAATCTTCCATCTAACCATCTAATGTAATTATCTATAGCAGATTGATTATAATCTTTTCCCCTATTTGTGTCCCAATAAAATCTATCATTACAATCGTTTAAAAATACTTTCAGTTTGGGGTCATCCCACTTATCATAAATACCATTATGATAAAGAATCCAATATCCAAATTGTGTAAAAATAAAACTAAACAATATTATTTCATGTTTGACAATCTTTAAAATATCTTCTACACTAGGATAATATTTAGCAATTTTGGGATGTGTATGCCATATATATGTGGAATATTTTTTATATTCACAAGAAAGTCTACCAACACTATTTCCTTGATTAGTAGTATTACCAGTAATAATTAATTGTTCTTTGTTTAAATCAAAATTACCACAATATTCGAAATCATCAAATAAATAACAAATAATACTTTCCATAGATCCTTCATTAATAAGAGGATATGGGGGAACATTACCACCAATTTGTAATTTATTGTATTTTAATCCTAATACATTCTTTTGTGATATTCGTTTTTTTTTGCCATTTTTATAAATTTTATAATAATATCCTTTTGGTGTTTTTAAATATTCAACCATTATTTATATATACAAATATTTTTGATTAAAAGTGTTATTAAATTATTGTTATTTTATTAAACAATTTAAAAATATATATATATTATTATTATTAATCCTCTAAAAAAGATGAAAAATAACGAAATGCAAATCCCAATGAGGAAGCAGTATTTGAATGATTATGATATCTATGTTAAAGAATATGGTGAAAATTTTTGTTTATTATATGAAGTTGGTACTTTCTATGAAATGTATGAAATAGATTATCCTACTTGTAAAGGTAATCTTAGAAAAATCTGTAAAGATATAGGTGTTGGATATACACGAATTAATAAAAAACTTGCAATTGAAAGTCCCCCCGCAACTGTAAGTAATCCTTTTATGCATGGATTTCCAAATTATACACGTGATAAATGGGTTGAGAAAATTATTAATAATAATTATATTATTGCTATTCATGACCAATTAAAAGAATTTGATGAATATGGTGTACCAATAGAAAATAAACAAACTCTTCAAAGACCTTGTACGAAAATAATAACAAAAGCAACTTATGATAAACTTAATATAGATTGTAATAATTATGCATGCTGCATCAAATTTGATAGAATCAGTGCTAAAAATAATCCTTTAAAACTGGTAGCAGGAATATCCGCAATTGATATAAGTACAGGTAAATCATTAATCAGAGAAGTATACGATATTAATCATAGTAAAGATTTATATAGTTCGAAATGTTTTACTGATATAAGAAAGTTTTTAATGGAAATAGAACCTTCTAATATATGGATATGTTCTATAGGTTCAGAATATATTAATAAAAATACATTAATGAATGATTTGGAAATATATAGTGATAAAGGTTGTGAAAGTATGCGTTTTATAGATTCATCTGAAGATAATGATATTGTAATATGTAAAGAAATTTTTGGAGATATACATCCAACTGTAGATATAAATAATATTGATCCAGAATTATATTACAGAGATAATGCTTTTAAATCATATGTCAAACTTGTAAAAATACTGCGTAATATGCACAGTATAAATGTCAGAAAATTACCGATTCCAATAATTTATACAGAAGATATGCAAGTAAATATGATAAATAATGCTATTCGTCAATTAAATATATCTCGTAATAAAATACTTGATATAGGACACGTTAAATATAATTCATTGAGAAGTCTAGTTGATAAAACAAATACACTTATGGGTAAAAGATTTTTAAATGAAAAAATAAATAATCCTATATTCGATGTTAATGAATTAAATAATTATTATGATATAATTGATACATTACTTTTGTCAAATATAACACCTACATTATCAAATATGTTAACCGAATTGCACGATACAGAAAAACTTCAAAGAAAAATGGATATGAATACAATGGAACCATATAATTTTGTTTATTTTATTGACTCTATCAAAAATTCTATTATTTTAAAAGAATGGTTAGAACGTGAACTAACAATTGATATATTTGAAAAATTTTCACTCAAAAAAGAAACTGTTGAAATGCTTAATAATTTCTTGAACGAAGCAAATGCTATTTTCGATATTGGTCCATTGATGCAAGTAGGAATATCATTGGATGCTATGAGCATTGGGAAAAGTTTTATTAACAAGGGTTTTAATGATGTAATTGATAATCTTTTACAAGATATTTCAGATATAGATTTTTACTTCAATATTATTAAAGATATTATTGATATGTGTATATACATAAATATAACAAATTCTACTCGTAATGGAGGAAAAATTAATGAAGATGCTACATTTTTAGAAAGAAAAGACAAAGATTACAACACATATTTTGTTATAAAAAAAGCAAAATATAATAAATTATTAGAATTTTTTGAAAAATATGATTTAGAAAAATGTATAAATGAAAATAATTGTTTTAAAGATTTATATTACGATACCGATAATATCAAAAAACATATACTTGCACTTATAAATAATGCTAAAAACAAAGATAAGGATCCACATCTTACTGCAGATTGGTTAAGTAATATGTCTAATAATATGCATAAAAACTTCTATAAAATGAAAAGTGTGATACGTAATATTTATAGAAATAAGATATCAGAATGGAGTGAAAAATATGGTGATTATTTTAGCGATATCACAAACTTTATATCGAATGTTGATTATTCAAATAGTGCTGCATTATGTGCCAATGAATATAAGTATATCAGACCACGTATAACTTTTAATGATAATTCAGATTTGCATTGGGATAAAAGCAATATTAAAAGTCATATCAAGTGTGCTGATTTAAGACATCCTCTTATCGAACGAATTAAAACTGATACGGAATATATACCTAATGATATATGTTTAGGTGATAAATATAATGGTATTCTTGTTTATGGTACAAATGCTTCTGGAAAATCGAGTTTAATGAAAGCAATAGGTCAATCATTGATTATGGCACAATGTGGTATGTTTGTTCCAGCATCTTCATTTGATTATTATCCTTTCAAAAAGATAATAACGAGAATTTCTGAAGGAGATAATCTGTTTAAAGGTGAATCATCATTTGAGATTGAAATGAATGAAGTTAAGAAAATAATAGAATTGTCTGATAAAAACACAATCGTATTAGGTGATGAAATATGCAAAGGAACTGAAGAAGATTCAGGACGTAAAATAGTTGCAGCAACACTACATAAATTAAAAGAGAAAAATGCGTGTTATATATTTGCTACTCATTTAAGTCGATTATATGATATGAAAATTGTTAAAAATATTGAAAATCTTCGTCATTGTCATTTAACTTGTGAATATGATTCAGAAAATGATAATATTATATATCATAGAAAACTTAAAGATGGAACTGGTAATCGTAAATACGGAAAAATTGTAGCTGCTGCAATACTTCAAAATGAACAATTTATGGGAATAATTGAGGGGATTGAAAATGACGAAGAAGGTAATATTTTAGATTGTGCAAAAAAGAGTAAATATAATTCTAATATAGTTAAACATAGGTGTACTGTATGTGGTATTAAAAAAGATAATCATTTACACGTTCATCATATTAAAGAACAACATACTGCTGACGAAAATGGTATGATTGGAATTTATCATAAAGATTCTGAGCATAATCTTGTTGTATTATGCGAAACTTGTCATATTGCAACTCATCATGGAACATTAAATATTATGGGGTGGATAGATACAACAAACGGAAGAATCTTAAATTTTAATTATATAGAAAATGATGAGCGAGACACAAATGACACTAATAACACAAATGGAATGAATGACACTAATGACACAAATGGAATGAATGACACTAATGACACAAATGGAATGAATGACACAAATGGAATGAATGGAATGAATGACACGAATGACACGAATGACACTAATGACACAAATGGAATGAATGACACGAATGACACGAATGACACAAATGGAATGAATAATACAAATGACGAATCAGATATAGTTTATATAAAAACAAATAATGGTAAATATCACATTAAAAATAATTTATTAGATATTGTAAAACCATTATGTAATTCAAAAGCAAGACAATTTTGTATAACAAATGATGATCTATCGGTTTATCATAATATAGTATGTCAAAAATGTGTAAATATTAATAAATTATAAAATTTATTATTTATCAATAGGTTCTAGCGTAACTACTGCGTCCAATTTAGAAATTCTTTTAAAAGTTTCTAGATTCACTTCTACTTGAGCGAACACGTTATCAATTATCATATTTATAACTTCCTCATCTAATTTATAATCAAACATTATTTTTGCTAATTTGGCTCTACAAATATCAGGGTGTTCCGTAATATACATATTACGCAATATGTATATGTATATTTAGTATATTTAAGTATTTTTAATTATTATACCAATATTAATCTTTATTGAATTGAACATTTGAGTGTATTAAAGTTTGTAATTCGCGCACTAACATAAAACTAGTTCATAAAGACAACTTCTTTCTGGATTTTTGTTGTATAGGTTTTAGTATATATATTAAAAATATTTTCTAAAAATTACTTAAAAATAACTACATATACTAGTATGTGAAGTTTGTATGTTTTATAGTTAATTATATTTAGATTGCTATCTTATTTTTTTGGTGGTATACCCCATTCTATAGGATTTTAATCTAAATTTAATTAATTATGAAATGTATAATCCTTCATCCAAGTTCGGTGGTTTCCCATCTTGTTTGACGGATATAAACTCCCCCAATTTAGATGGTATGTCAAAATATTTATTATAAAAATAAATATTTATCATACTTGTTGTAGTCTAAATTGGATATAAAATCTTAGAGATTGTAGTTCAATGATCTGATGGGTTTTCACTTAAGGTGAGATACATTCTTTGGATCAATAATTTTGAAATTAAAAATATTTCGAATATTTTTACGTTATTGTACCATTAACTAAGATTGCATAAAATATTTTTCTTAGATATATTATTCTAGCTGTTTCTGAGATTAATATTTAATATGCTATACAACAAACTATAATATTAGTTATATAAATAACTTTTCTAATATTTAGGTTAACCAAAAAGGGTTAGCATAAATTTTCATCAAACAAATCATATTCTTTTAATTGTTTCGTAAAATACATATAAAAGATTTATATTATATTATATATTGATGTTAAAATCGATTTCAACAAAATTTCCAGCGTTTAGTAATGAATTATGCAAAACATTTAATAATAGAATTCCAGGATATATTTATAAAGAAGCTATTGAATACTGTAATTCAACAAAAAATCCATCAATTAATAATTTTTTAAGTACCATACCATCATATTTTATTAAGAATCATTTGGAAAATTATAATCACGGATTTTATTATGAATGCAATAAAAATAATGATAATTAGTAATATTTTAAAATATTATATATATATAATGAAAGTACCATATGAGAATTATATTATAAATCCTGATTCAGGTAGACAAGTTTTAAAAACTAGTCAAATAGGTAAAGCGTTACTCAGAAAATATGAGAGGGCAAAACGCCACGGAGATGATGCTGAATTTGTAAATAAATACGACATCGCACAACGTGAGTATGAAAGAAAACAACCCCAAAATACACAAAGAAGAAACAGATTAATGCGGCGTAGTTTAAATATTTATAGACCAAGACACGAGGGGGTAAACACCACATATGCTAGGAATGAGGCATTAGCAAGACGATTAGATAGACAATTTAGACGACAACAACGACTTATGCGCTCGAAATGTTCTAGAAATCAGAGGTTTGCACGTAGTCTTGCAAGACAACAATATCGTAATCAATCTCCACCTGCTGGAGGTAGAAAAGTGTCACCAAGAATGGCCGCCGCAGGTCAATCATCAAGTAATCAATCTCCACCTGCTGGAGGTCGAAGAATGTCACCAAAAATGGCCGCCGCAGGTCAATCATCAAGTAATCAATCTCCACCTGCTGGAGGTCGAAGAATGTCACCAA